CTTGGCGCAGAAGCAGCACTAGGTAAAGCACCTAAATTTGTATCAAGTCTTGATGGGTTTTGGGCTAATGATAGTCTTTATATGAACCATCAGAACGAAACGCTGTCTCGTGGAATAGACTACCGACCTTTAGACCCAGGCGAACGCAGTTTTGTTGAAAAGGTTAACATTGTTGTATCAACACCACCATGCGCAGGTTTATCACAATTGAATACTGGTAAAGCTAACTCTGCAGCAAAAGGTGCTGATGCCGAAAAGAATCAGTTTATGTACATCGCGGCTGAACAGGCAATGAAGTGTTATGATGCCGATGTAATCGTTGGCGAGAATGCTCCTGCGCTATATACAAATAAAGGAAAGCCAGTTGCGGATAAGCTTTTACAAATTGCACGTGATAATGGGTATTCTTTCTCATTGTATAAAACAACTACCTCTTTACATGGTATTCCTCAGAATCGCGACCGTACGTTCTACACATTTTGGAAAGGCGATAAAGCACCAATTCAATCATGGTTTAACGAATCACGTAAAAACTTCCCTGATTACTTGAAAGAAGTAACCAATGAAATGTCTCACCAAAGCGACATTATCAATGATAAAATCGGTACTGGCGAATCGTATTATAACTTCATTCAGTATAAGAACCCTGGCGAAAATCCTCGTGATATTGTGATTGCGAATAATTGCTCAACTGCATTCAATTATGTTAGGCGCGGTGGCTTCTTACAGGAAGCGATTGACTACTTTGAAGCGATTGATGATACAAAAGGCTTGCATTTAGCAACACATGCTAAAATGAAATTCTCTAAAGGCTTAGGCATTTGGGATGGTTCAACTCACGTATTCAATGAATGTATGAATGCATGTATCAGTCGTAACATGAATGATACAATTCATCCAGTGCATGACCGTTCAATGACTATTCGCGAAGCATTACATATGATGGGCTTTCCGCATAACTTCAGTCTCCCTGGTGGAAAACGTAGTGTACCGTTTATTGCTCAAAACGTTCCGGTATGTACTGCAGCGTCAATGGTCGGTGAAGCAGTTAAGTTTTTAAATGGCGAATTGGAATTATCTGATAGTGATTTTGTTAAACAAAACAATCATCATCAACGAATAGATGCAGGCAATATTGCAACAAACACATTAGAACAATTCATTGCGTAAACCATTGACATCAATACAGAACTGTGATATAATTAATTGAATTGGAGTAATACACTATGAAAATATCTTTAACTATATTTCAGTCTCTGTACGATAACAAAACTCATCGGCAGTTCACGGTTAGCGATTGGCCCGACTTCGTTGAGTTTTTATATACGCTATCTAAAAAACCGATAAAGTCAAAAACCGACGCAACACTGATTTCGCCTGCGGTATACAAGGAAGACCGTACTCGAAGTAATGATGCTGTTACGTGTTGGGGTGGTTGGGCAGCAATGGACGTTGACGCTCATGACTTTACAAATGAAGAACTTCAGGAAACGCTAAAAGCAAAATATGGTCAGTACTCATATGTATGTTATAGTACAGCAAGTTCATCAATTAAAACCCCTAAGTTCCGCTTAGTATTCAAACTCGACAAAAGAATAGAAAGTCAAAAGATTCGCCAGCTTTGGTATGCACTTAATACTGAAATTGGTGAACTAGGCGATCGTCAAACAAAAGACTTAAGCCGCATGTATTATATTCCAGCAACATATGATAATGCAAATAACTTTATCTTTCATAATGACGGTAACACTATTCCTACTGAAGAAATAATCAATAAACATCCGCTACCATCACGCAAAACTGGTAAATCGTTTTTTGATAGAATGCCTGAGTCAATGCAAAAGATGTTTATTGAACATCGTAAAACTCAGCTGAGTAATACATCGTATAGGTGGAATAACTATTCGGATTGTCCGTTTCTATCAAAAAGAATGCTTGACTCATACCGAGCTACTACCTATCAAAAAGATTCAGGAAGATACATAAAAATGTACGAAGTTATGGTGCATGTCGCATCAAATGCAATAAAGAAAGAATACCCAATAACTGGAGGAGAGATAGTAGATTTGTGTAAACAAATTGATATGGAAACTGGTAACCGCTATGCAAAACGTGCATGGGATACCGAAGCAAACCGAGCAATTGAATATGCATATAGAAATAATTGATTGACATTCATGTGTGTTTTTGATATAATAGATCTAAATTAATAAAAGAGGTTTTACTTTATGAGTCTGATGGCAAAATTAAAAAAGAGTAGTCGAATCAAAGAAACTGAGATTCTTTCAGAGTCAAAACTATTCAATGAAATGGAAATGACACCAACCGATGTTCCTATGATGAACGTTGCGTTAGCAGGTGGCCTTGAGGGCGGTATATCGCCAGGGTTAACGGTTTTTGCAGGACCAAGCAAACACTTTAAGACAAGTTTCTCATTAAAGATTGCGGCTGCATATCTTGCTGAGCATAAAGACTCGGTAATGATGTTTTATGACTCAGAGTTTGGCTCACCGCAATCGTACTTCGAATCGTTTGGCATTGACTTAGATCGAGTTTTACATGTCCCTATCACTGATGTTGAAGAACTTAAATTCGATTTAATACATCAACTTGAAAACATTGAAAAGAAAGACAAAGTTATTATCGTAATTGATTCTATCGGTAACCTTGCATCTAAGAAAGAATTGCAAGATGCTAAAGACGCTAAATCAGTTGCTGATATGTCGCGTGCAAAAGCACTTAAAGGCTTATTCCGTATGGCAACTCCGTATCTTACAATGCGTAATATTCCAATGCTAGCTATTAACCATACTTATCAGGAAATGGGTTTGTTTCCAAAGGCTATTGTTAGTGGTGGTACTGGTATTTACTATAGCGCATCAACTATTTGGATACTAGGTCGCCGTCAACAAAAAACCGGTACTGAAGTAACAGGCTATGAATTCGTCATTAACGTTGAGAAGTCTCGTTATGTTAAAGAGAAGTCAAAGATACCAATTACCGTTACTTGGGAAGGCGGCATTGAAACTTACTCAGGATTGATTGACGTAGCAATGGCTGGTAACTTTGTACAGAAACCTAAGAACGGTTGGTATGCAATTGTTGATCGTGAAACTGGTGAACTAGGTCCAAACAAACGTCTTAAAGATACTATGAACGCCGAGTTTTGGGATCCATTATTATCATTAACGGCCTTCCAAGAATTTATACGTGGAGTATATAAAATTGGTTATAAGTCTACTTTAACTGAAGAGTTCTTAGGTAATACAGTTCAAGAATAAAACTAAAATAACTATTGACATCGACAGGGAAGTCGGATATAATAGTATATTACGAATTGGGGATACGCTAATGGCATATAGCAGTTTAGGATCATACAAGAATCATCATTACACTATTGATGATCCTATATCTTTACGTAGGGAAGTGCGTGAGCACGATACTAATAAATTAGTAGCATTTGTATCAAAGGAAATAGTTGACGCGATGCAAGACGATATTACGTTAAAATTGGAGATTATTAGAAGTGCTGGCATGTTAACGATTAACCCGTGGTCTTTTGAACCATACACCACAAAAATTGAGGATTTATAATGTACAAGTTTATTGATAGCGACCAATATGATACAATGCCAATACAGATAACTGAAGGAGATTTTGCTGATACAGTTTTTCGTTATCATAGTCTAGAAATTACTGAAGAAGAGGACGGCCTGAATATCAGTTACAAATTCGATATAATCGAAGGCAGTGAAGAACTCCGCGAAGATGTAAAATTCCATGAGCTGATGAGTGCAACTTTGAATACGATAGTTGAAGCAAGCGCCAAAGAAGCCATTGAAGCTAAGGAACTTGTTGATGGAAACTGAGTTAGAGTCGATGATCCTAAAGAGCCTTATAACTAACGAAGGTTTTACAAGAAGAGTAATCCCGTTTTTAAAGAAAGAATACTTTGAAGGACGCCATGCCAATATCTTCAATAACATTATTGATTTTGTTGCAAAGTATAATAAGTTGCCTAACATTGAAGCGCTAAGCGTTGAGCTGCAGTCTGGTGATATATCAGATGGTCAGTATGAAGAATCCGCAATGGCTTTAAATGACCTTAAGAACGTTGATGAAAAGGTTGATGAAACTTGGTTACTCGACTCAACTGAAAAGTGGTGCCAAGACCGTTCTATTTACCTAGCAATTATGGAATCTATATCAGTTATTGACGGCAAACACAAAACTTTATCAAAGAATAGTTTACCTGAGTTATTACAAGATGCTTTAGCAGTTTCCTTTGATACCAACATTGGTCATAGTTATCTTGCTGATTCCGACTCTCGGTTTGAGTTCTATCACAGGAAAGAAGCACGTTTGCCGTTTGATTTAGAAATGATGAATCGTATTACAAAGGGTGGGTTACCTCCAAAAACATTGAACTGTATCATGGCATCGTCAGGTGGTGGTAAGTCACTAATGATGACGCATATTGCGGCTGCGGCTATGATGCAAGGCAAAAACGTTCTGTATATTACAATGGAAATGAGTGAAGAAAGTATAGCACAACGTGTTGATGCAAACATGCTTAATATTTCACTTGATGACTTACTTTTGATGCCTAAGAATCTATACACTGATCGTATGGCAAAACTGAATAAAAAAACTAATGGCGAGTTAATCATAAAGGAATATCCAACAAGTTCTGTTCACTGTGGACATTTCCGAGCATTACTTAATGAATTAAAAGTTAAGAAGAAGTTCGTCCCACAACTCGTAGTTGTTGATTATATTAATATCTGTACAAGTTCAAGATTGAAAGGTGGTGGTATGGATAACTCATACATGTTAATAAAATCAATAGCTGAAGAATTGCGTGGACTTGCTGTTGAAAATAACTTTCCGATTATAACCGCAACGCAAACAAACAGAGCAGGCTTCGGTGATACTGATGTTGATATGAATAACGTTTCAGAATCATTTGGTTTACCGGCAACATGTGATATGTTACTTGCATTGATTACAACACCAGAACTTGATGAATTAAACCAAATAATGGTAAAACAATTAAAAAATCGTTATGGTGACATTAGCACATATACTCGTTTCATGCTTGGTATTGAACGCGCTAAAATGCGTTTATACGATGCCGAAGATGACGCTAGTGATGGACTTGTAACAAGCAATTCTGCACCAGTTGCTTCAACTTCACCATTCTCAAAGAAAGAAAAACCACAAGGCTTCCAAGGATTTAAAGTATAATGATAAGAGTAATATTTGCAGTAGAAACTCACATGGGGTATTCTAATAAGGGCACGATGCCTGATTGGAAAAGTACAGCTGACTTTAAGCATTTCAAAGAAAGCACTGAAGGTCAGATAGTAGTCATGGGGTCGAAGACATGGGAAGATCCTATGATGAAAAGACCTTTACCTAACCGCATTAATTGTGTTGTTTCTACACGTGACGATTTGATTAATGCTGATAAAATAAATCATTTAATAAGCAGCCAAGATCTTGTAAGTCAAATGCGATTACTTGAAAAAACGTATCCAAACAAAGATATCGTAATCATCGGTGGGTGGAATATTATTAGTCAATGTTTACCTGTTATCGAGAAAGTTACTTTAACTGTAATGTATGAAAAATACGAGACTGATAAGAGACTTCCTTTGGGTTGGTTAATAGGATACGGTCTAGGTAAAACGTTTAAACTGTCGGATGGCAAAGGAAAAGTGGTTGAGTATATAAAATGAGAGATTATGATAAAGTACTCAGAAACATATTAGAAAATGGCCAACCAACCGATGATCGTACCGGTGTTGGCACGTTTGCTACATTCGGCGAAAGAATGGAGTTTGACTTAAACGAAGGGTTTCCTGCTATAACAACAAAACGTTTGGCATGGAAGTCAGTCGTAAGTGAGTTACTTTGGTTCCTTGAAGGATCAGATGATGAACGCCGACTCGCTGAAATCCTGTATGATAAGCCTCGAGCAGAACTAGTTGATAAGAAAACTATCTGGACTGATAATGCCGATAATCAAGGTAAAAACTTAGGATACATTAATAGCAATAATGCTAAAGGTCTTGGTCCAGTTTATGGCGTTCAATGGACAAGTTGGTATAACGGCGCAACTGACGAGCACCATAACCAAATAATTGAGTTGATTGATGGTATTAAGAATGATCCATATTCAAGAAGACATATACTAAATGCTTGGAACGTCTCAAATATACCAAAAGCAGATGATTTTATGACAAATGAGCCATTGACGAAAGAAGCGTTCTTAGAAAAATTAAAAAATAATAAAGAATTTAATTTGAAATATGGGAAAAGACTAAAACCCGGACGAAACCCTATGGCATTACCGCCTTGTCATGTTATGGCTCAGTTCCATGTTCAGAATGGTAAGCTAAGTTGTCAGATGTACCAACGGTCGGCTGATATGTTTTTAGGTATTCCTTTTAATATTGCAAGTTACGCTTTATTAACTCATATGATTGCTAGTATTACTGGATATGAAGTAGGTAAACTGATTATAATAATCGGCGATGCTCATATCTATAAGAACCATGTTGAACAAGTTAAAGAACAATTGTCACGTGAGCATTATCCGTTACCTACACTTACAATGCCTGCTTTAGGTCCAACTGAAGTTAGCATTTCACGAACTAAAACCGTTGATTACATTCTTGAGAATTATAATCACCATCCAACTATTAAAGCGGAGATGGCCGTATGATCGAATATGGAGTGTATCTAATATTTCTTGTAATAGCTTTAGCATTTACATATAGAAGTGCTAGCAATAAAGCATACAGTTATGGGTTTATTAGAGGCAGTACTGTTGCCAGCCAACGTTTAATTGGTTTGTTAATTGAGCATGATAAAATAACTGAAGATGAAGTACTGGCTTTTTTGAAATTAATACGAAATAAATAAATGAATATGGATATTCTTTTAAGTTCTAAAAATAATGAAATAAACTATATACATTATCTGTAAATTTGATATAATAGATCTACAAATTGAGTTAAGGAATAAAAACATTATGAAAGATTTAAGAACTGTACTAGACCTAATATGCGAACTTGCTGACAACGATGCCGCTGCTGCTTATCAAATACCTAACGCATCGTTCGATGACGTTTACTTTGAAATCCCTTTTGAAAAATTTGAAATGCTATCAGGCTTATCGCTTGAAGCTGCTCAAGACTTAGAATTTAACGAAGAATACCAAGGTTGGGTTGCTTACGACAAATGCCTAGACGCGGTTGTTCTTGGCGGCGCTGAATGTTAAAAGGTTTTGAATTAGTAGGAACGGAATATGGATATTCTTTTTTGTTCTAACAAAGTTATTGACATGGACGTCAATAGTTGATATAATAGTACCATAAATTGATAAACAAACTAAAGGTAATAAAACATGACAAACCAAACCACCGATCGTCGCAATGAAAAACTTAGTGCTAATTCAAAATTTGCAATCACCACCCCTGAAGGCAAACGCTTTCACGTTTCAACAAATGAAGGGTTGAACGCTATGCTTGAAAGCGGTTTCGTTCCACAAGATTCACTTATTCAAATTGCGTCTTCAACTAACAATTCAAACGTTACAAAGTAAAGGAATTAAATTATGAAAGACAGAGATGCTATTCAGTTTTTACTAGGCGCAGCGTTTGGCGCTGTTGTTGTAACTTTAGTAATGGCTAACATTAACGCTGACGCCGTCAAAGCTGCAGAAATTCAAGAAAGGCTAGCCAATATATGCTTTATGACTGGTTCTACTCCCAAAGAATATGACAGCTCAGGCGAGTTAATTTGTGAAAACGGCGCATCATTTAATTATAGCGATTTTGAATAAAGTTGTTGACATCGTGCGCAATACTTGTTATAATAGATCTACAAATTGAGTTAAGGAATTAAATTATGAATAACATTGATACTGCTTTAGAAGAACTTGTATTGGCTATGAAAGCCGATTACGACTTAATGCTTGCTACGTCTGAATATACTGCTTCACGTGACCAGCTTGTTGTTAACATTGTTAAAGCTCGCAATTATGCTAAAGTGGTGGTTGTGACCGACCGTGGTTATGAATCTGCGGCTGGCTTCGTAGCTTTAAAAGATAACCCTAAAAAAGGTTTATTGTTTGGTGATTTGCTAAAGTCTTCTTCATGGGATGCTCCAGCAACAAACTTTGCTCGAGGTAACTTGTTTCAAGCCGGTTGGCAAAACTGCGTAAGATGGGTGGGTATAGGATAATGGCTGAACGATACGAAGCTGATCGCCATGATACTTAATGGTAATGTTTAAACTTATATAGATATTCCTTTTTGTTCTATAAAAACTATATACATTGTGCTTGTTTATTGATATAATAGCTACTCAATTAATAAGGAAGCACATATGTCTAAATACGTTAAAAACACAATCATCGCTAATACTGATTTCTCTAATACTGACTTATCAAATTCTACATACTTAAATTGCTCATTCGTTAACTGCAATTTCACAAATGCTATCCTTGACAATTCTTCTTTTGAAAACTCATCGTTCATTAATACTAATTTTATAAATGCCTCAATTAAAAACTGCAATTTCACAAATGCTAATTTAGCCGGCCTCTATTTATCTGAATGCCTAAATACTACAAATTGTAATTTCACAAACGCTAATTTAGCTGCAACCGTTTTTGCATTCTTGCTTGATCTTGCTGACTGTAATTTCACAAATGCTAATCTTACCAATACCGACTTTCAACAAATTCCATTAAATAAAAACATATTTGATAATACTGCATCATTTGATAAATATCAAACAGCGGCCTAGCCGTTTGATTTTATATAAATACATTATTACAAATTTAAAAGGCGAAGTTGTTAATGGCTTACAATTTTAGACCAAAGAATGTTAATGAGATTCTTTCAAAAAATAAAAAGAATGGCTTCGTTGCTGCGAAAATATACGAAGCCATTCTCAAAAAATACGATGCGATAATCGTGCTCGACCCAAGTTCGACGTTTAATTTAATAAAAATACCTCGAGGAGTTGGCGACAGCACTACAATAACCGCAGTTAAACAATTCCTAAAAACTGAAAAAATTGACATTGGTGACTTAAAACTAGAATTTGGCGATGGCTCAGGTCGTGCTACTGGTACTGATGCAATCACAACAGCTAAACAAGAAAACGTAACCCGTCTTTATTGTCAAACATATATGAATACTAACGGTAAATTTCCGTCTAACGCCGAAACTAAAGAAATATACTCTGATGTAAATGATGAATGGTTTCGCACATTTGAAGCTCAAGCAATATCAATTTGTAAATGGCTTGGCTCGAATGGTTATATCTTCTCAAGAGATGAAGGTATTATGCCTTATCTTGAAAATGTTGCAAAGAAATGCGGAGTCACTACTAAAGATTCTTGGAATCCTGCTGATATATATGCGGTTAAGAAAAACTCACAAGATACAATTCTTAAGGATTTTGCTGCAATAGGTGAACGCAAAATGGATAAAGCTGCAAAGCTTGATGCGCTTAATTCTTATATGCGTTCAAAAATAGCGACTAAAGAACTAGTCGGCATTTCTCTTAAGAAGCTATTAAAAGGTAAGGTTAAAACAGTTGAACTCACCAATGCTAAAAGGAAAGAACCGCTTAGTGATATTGAGATACTTCCATCAAGTATCAAACTCAACTTAGATATTAGTGCTAAGAACGAATTTGTCACAGGTGATTTCTCAATGAAAATTAAAGCAGAAGGTAAAATTGTTGCGGTGCAAGTCCGTGCTTTTGCTGGCGGACCACGTGAATCTACTCAAATGGATATGGGTGGTGTAGGTGCTGCAGCAAAGCTTGGTAAAGTTTCAGCTAACGAAGCAATAGAGCCATTTATTAGAAAACACGGACTCCAAAGACGTATGGGTACGCATTTACCAAAAGTCGGCAAATGGACTGAGAAGGATATAGTTAAATATATTGCCGAACAAAAAAGTTTAAAGTCAGTTAAAATTGGCGGAGTATCAATCGACTGGGGTAAGAGTGATTGGGGTACAGTTTTGCGTGACGCAATAGAATATGAAAAAGACATATCAAGAACAGCTTCACAGTTAAGCGCTAAATTGCAATGCTTCCAATGGGTTACGATATTCGACACGATTCAACGTAAAGGAAAGCTTCAAGAGTTTTTATCAGTGCTTTACTTTGGTGCAAAGAAACAATACGATACGGCTGGACCGTTTTTAAAGGTAGCATAATGAAATCATTTAAGCGATATTTGACCGAGATAAAAGCCACTCAAAGGGTCGGGATTCAACATCTTGACAAATTAACACCCACCAAGTTTCTCCAATTAATGAAAGTCTTTAAAGATGATTTCAATGGTGTGTTGCCTAGTAAGCAATTGCAGGTAACAGAGAAACTTGATGGTTCTTCAATACGTTTAGGAATGAATGGCAATAACGAATTCTTTATCGAGTCATCATATTCAGGTCCAGTGTATAAAGCCGGTGACTATACTGATTATGTAATTTCAAGAGGGTATGAAGCTAATGAAGTTTCAAAGAACTTTGAGAATTTACTTGATGTATTGAAAAAGAATTCTAAGCTGCAAGCAGTATTAAAGAAACATAACAATGGCGACGGCATCAAAATTATCGGTGAAATGTTTTATAATCCAATGGGTAAAGAAGTATCGAAAGATAAGATACGATTCATCTATATTGATTATGATAAGTCTAAGTTAGCTGAATTGTTAACGGTCGTGCCTTTTAGCATCGAAGGCGATGTTGATAAGAAAGCGTTAATTGATGATTTAGTAAAGATTTCAAATAGTAAGATTAGATTTGACAAAATAAAGTCAATGAATATTCCTGACATCGATTTGAACTTTGGTGTTGGTTCAATTGCCGAACTATTAAAGAATTATGATAAAGCACTTGCAATATTACAATCAAGAAAGCATGCTGACCGTGAAGAGAAGGCTATCATAAAAGGTTTAATTGAAAAGGCACAAAGCGATGTCAGAACAACCATTTTACAATATATAAACAAAGGTAAGTATGGCGAAGAGTTCGAGGGAATCGTACTTGATATTCTTGGCAGTAAGTTAAAAGTAACTAGCGACGTATTCAGAAAAAGGTTTAAGAAATGATATCATTTAAAAAGTTTATAGCAGAAGGCGGCAATGCCGTTAAGGGTGTTACACGTATCAATCAAGAAAACGTTGCTGGCACAATGAATAACATTTATAAAGAGATACTGCCAAAGTTAAAGTTAACGCAGAAGCAAACTGCAAGTTTAGGCTCAACTGGTAAAAAGAAAGCAGGTGGCTCAAGCGGTGATGTTGATTTAGCGTTAGACCTTGGAGCTATCGTTAAAAGCGATAAAGCAGTTAACACTCTTGATGATGTCTTTGATAAGATAGTTAATGTAGCAAAATCATCTGGGTATGACTTCCGTGATATGAGGTCTATGGGATTAGTTTCTATATCATTCCCTATTAAAAACGACGACGGTAAACAAGAAGGAGAAACTGTTCAACTAGACTTGATGCCAACTGAGAATTTAGACTATTCTTCGTGGGCATATTATTCTCCAGCTGAATGGGAAAGCCAATGGAAAGGTTTATACCGAAACGAATTATTATATGCAATTGCTAGATTCATGGATTACAAGACCGCAGAGAAAGCAATGGATAAAGAAGGTAAGGAAGTCGATGCTTCATGGGAACGTAATTTCTTTGACTTATCGAAAGGTTTGCTTCGCGGTAAACAATCAAGGATGGGTAAAAAGGGATTAGTCAAGAGTTCTAAAACTTTAGAGAAGTGGCTATTAACAATGGATAAGGAAGAAATTGTTACTATGTTGTTCGGCCCTAAGTATAAGTCAACCATGATACTTACTTGGGAAGACGCGTTTAAAGCTGTCACTGACCCTCGGTTTGTTTACAAAAAGTCCGTTAAAAACATACTGCAAATGACTAAAGACGGCATAATTAAAAAAGGATATACCGTTCCACCAGAGTTAGATGCTATAGTATAAACCCAATGTTAAGTTCCTATCTATTATAAATAAATCATCAGAAACTTATAATAGATGGGACATTGCCTAATGAAAACCTTTAAAGAAACGTTGGTCGAAAAGAAAGTAACTATAGACGTTGATCATACCGGCGAAGATATTAAAACCGCTGAAAGAAAATACAAGATTAAAATTAAGCATGATGGAGAAACTCAAGCTTATATCACTGGCGAGAAGAAAGACGTATTAAGGTTTCTTAAAGGTCCAGAATACAGTATGGACACAAGCGATATTAAAGAATTTTTTCCAGAGTTATATGAATCGTTGGACGAAGCGTTGGATTTAAAACAACGCATGAAAGCAAAGCAAACCTTCCGTAAGAACAAAGCAAAGATCGCTATTGGCAAAAAACGCGCCGAAAAGAAGATCGCATCTCCAGAAAAATTAAAAGCTCGTGCCCGTAAAGGCGCGCGTAAAGCAGTTGAGAAAATGATTTTAAAGAACAAGTCCAAAGAAGACTTGTCATTTTCTCAACGTCAAGCACTCGAAAAACGTGTTGATGCTAAAAAAGGCGCTATCGACCGTATAGCGAAAAAGATCCTGCCGGCTGTAAAGAAAGCTGAATTAGAAAAGAAACGTGGCGGGACAAAGAAAGATGAGAAATAAAACTTATAAGGAATTGCACGAAAATTTATTATATACTTCAGCTGATAAAGCAGATTTTTTAGACGACGACAATGCTATAATTAATGCATTCATGATTAACTTCGTGGGTGTTGCTTTGGCGTTTAATTTATCGCTAAATCAAGCAAAGGTATTACGTTATATAAAAGCCGATAAGAAAGTTCGCCTTGCTAACATAACAGACGAAAACAATGATATGTCGCTTATTATAAAAATAATGAGTGACAAGAAAATGTTTAAGAACAATACAGTCACTAACGAAATTACTCGTTTCCTTGCTAAACTAAAGACTGGTTCAATTGATAATATCGATGAAGGTATTCTTCTTGCTTGGATCAATCAAGTAAAAGATTCTAATATGATTGGTATGCAGAAATCATTGAAGAAAGCATTAGCTACAATAGTTGATGATGGTGATCTTACTTTAGGTTTGAAGCATATTCGTTGGTCAGCAATGCGGAATAAGAAGTCTTCTGGTGAGTTTCTTGACCTAACACGCGGTATGCGGTTTAAGCAAGTCAATAAAACTATTACACCTGCTACTGCTACTGCTACTAATCAACCTCAAACCGACTCTCCAGATTTAAGTACAGTACAAGCACCTGTCGTATCTCAAGCACCAACTGCGCCAGAGATATTATCGTTTGAAGACGCAATGGCTGCTAAGGATAATAAAGCGCTTCTAAAGAGCGCTGCTGAGAAACCAGTAACTTGGTTTCGCGACTTTACGAACTGGGTAATGTTTGGACCTGATAAAAAAGGCGCACCTAAAGCCGTAAATATGACTCAGATGCGCGACACACTATCAACTTTAGGTGATGCCTTTGATTTAATACCAGAAGCAACAATTACAAAATGGATGGATGCAATGGTATCTAAAGCCATTTCCAAAAAGGTTGGTCTATCCCTTTATAACGAATGGTTTATTCATTTAATAAATATCATAGGCGGCACAAAGAGTGTTGATAAACTAGATTTAGCTGGCGCAATCAAAAGGGCTGGTATATACGATATAATGGGCACCCAATCTCTAAGTGAATTACCATCATTCAACGCATTAAGAAAGCTTGAATCATTAGTCGGATTGAGGTATAAGCCTTCTGATTATATTAGAGAAAATTTACCTTCACTTAAAACTGTAGGAATTGGGGCAGAAAAGACCAAAAACCTAATAAGGGTTTCTTTAACATTGGCTTATAGAGAAACTGACGTAGTATTAGATATGATAAGTGATGCCAAAGAAAACCCATTCATTAATGCAGCCAGTGGTTTAATATCGTTTAACGTTGAAAATGAAAAGGAATACGACACTGACTGGTTTAGGTCAGTTGCTAAATTTGATGTAATAGTAAAAGATGACGGAACCAGTTCAGCAGTCGATCGGTTAATAAACGCGTTTACTACTAGCCAAGGAACTGGCAGGTTCGGATTAGAACAGAAATTACAGGCAGTAATAAGTTCATACTCTAACGAAGAGTTTAAAGCAGCCGTTACATCATTGAATAATATTTCAGCAGCATATGATTACGAAAAGTTTTATACCGTGCTTAAGGCGTTTTATTATAACGTGCTTCAACGACATCCACTTGCAAGCAGTCCTGACTTCATGTATATGATATTCAAGATGCATGAACTGATGGTTTTAAAAGACTATAATAGAGCTAAGCATGATTTAATTTCACAAATGGTACTTAGTCAATACTCAAGTCTCAGACAAATTGGTAATAAAATAATTAGAGATGAGTATGCTGATCCTAAGTTGATGCTAACAATCTTTGCGGACACGAACACATATGGCAATAAATTACCAAAAGTAGTCCAAGGTGCAAGAAGTTTAGCCGAAGCGTGGAAAGGTTTCTTTAATAACAATAAAGAAATATCAATCTTATTATTTAAAGAATATGTCAATCATAATAATGTGCCAATAAAAAATATGACTCAGTGGGCTGACAAATTAGATGTATCCAGTTTTGCTAATAATAATTTTAAAAGCGGTATTAATATTTCAAATATCGATGCAAAAAGCGCACAAGATTTATTGGCAATTGGTCTTTGGAAAAACCTACTTGGTACCACTGGTGGCGGATCATTTGAAAGCAAGTTTCCTGAACTCGTCGGGCAGGCATCGGACTTTATATTAAAGGGCGTTATTAATACTATAATGTCGTTTAACTCAGTTAAATCTGATAAACAATTTTTTCTTAAAGCTGAGAGACGATTAAACGCGGTTTTACAATTATCATCATATCGTGGTTTGATCGTGCCTTCTCAAATAAAGCGTCTTTCAGGATACGACCAAAGTTTGTACACAGAAGCGCATGATTTGTTATCAAAAACATCTTTGGCATCTTTAACTGAGGTAAATGCTGATGTGGATGATGCTAAGGCCACTTTAAGATCATCCACAATCGATCTTAAACCTATTTTTATAACACAACAACAATACATCTTCAATGATAGCGATTACAAATCTTACTTAAAAGATTTACTTCAAGGCGCGCATCCAAAAATAAATGTAGCTGCTCAAATACTTGATGCACGGCCAGTAGGTTCTGGTACGTTATCGGAGTTTCCAACTTTCGATATAGTTAAAGATGACCCCGAATTACAAAATTTGGTTGTCAATTCGTTTATAGCAAATGGCAAATATAAAGGATCCGGCATTAAGCTGGGTGAAATTCGCGATTTAGATAAAATCACAAAATTAAACTTAGACGCTAATCAGTCAGCGGCCTTGGAACTACAGGTATATAGCATAATTGAAAAGGCCGTACGTAACCAAGAAACCTTTTATATGGCTTCAATTGCGGAACACTTTGCAGCGGACGATGCTTCACCTATGTTTAAAGACGAGAAAGTTATAGCGTCAGCGTTTAGCGATATGATAGCTCGTTTAGATGGTATGCCAAATACCGTAGCATACCGTGAAGCTCGTGGAGAAATTATTCCTAGCTTCTCTAAGGTATTAATGCAATCAGGTGGTGAAGTTAAATCTATATATGATACCATTAATAATAAATACAAGAAAGAAATTGCGGCCGCAATGGTACAAGAACGTGCAATGGAGATACTTGTTGAAGGGAAGATTGAAAACGAAAACTCGCCAATTAAACCATTAGTATCAGTAACGCCCGAGCGTTTAACAGAAATATTAAAGTTTAACCATATTGACATCCCTGGCGATAAAGTTAAAGTTTCGGATGTACGTACTTATGATGAGCTGATTACGTACACAACTGATGCTGTTAAGGGAGTTTCGTTAAATGACATGAGTGTTGAAGAAGTTGAAATGGATTCGGCACAACTTGAGCGTTTAACTGCGGATATGCACAGAGCAAAACGTAATGGCGTACATGGTAAAGCTGGTATGAAAATACGTCGAGTATTTAAAGCCGAATTGCCATTGCAAGTACGAAGTCAAGAAGCATGGATAGATGATGATCCTACTCAAGAAATAATTAATCCAATGTACCATGGCACAGGCTCAATTGCTGCTTCGATTATATTACGAAATGGCTTTGCTGTTATCAAATCAGGCGATGCTTCAGTTGTTGGACGTATGCTAGGCGACGGTGTATATGGAGCAATTCATATTGACAAATCCCAACAGTATATCGGCGATGCCGGCTATAGTAGAAATGCGGGTATGATCGGTTACATATTTGCGATGAACGCTGCATTGGGCAAGAGGGGTAAAGATTATGATGTAGCTGGAGTTGAAGGTGGTAATGCTAAGTTTAGCGTTGCCTCTCCTGAATGGTGTGTATTTACACCTAACGCACAATTTAAAATTGAAACGGTATATGAAGTCGAGATTGCTGATGATGCTGCTATGCAAGAAATACTTAAAAATAATAAAGAAGAAGTTAATGAAGCTGTATCGTTTTCAAACTTTATTACCGAAGCTAAAACGACTTCAAATAAACAATTGAGATTCACGTTCGTAAAT